TCCAGCCCGGGGCCGTCGTGGCGCTGGAGCCAGGCGAGGACATCAAGACGAGTTCCCCCGCCGAGAGCGGTTCCTCCTACGAGCCGTTCCAGTACCGTACGCTACTTCAGGTCTCGGCGGCGCTCGGCATCCCCTATGCCGTGCTGACGAACGACATGGTCAAGGCGAACTACTCGAACACTCGATCCGCGCTGGTCGAGTTCCGCCGTCGGGTTGAGGCGTTCCAGCACGCCGTCATGGTGTTCCTGTTCTGCCGCCCGGTGATCGCGTGGTTCATGGATCTCTGCGAGACCTCAGGCTCCCTCTCGCTGCCGGGCTATGAGGCCCGCCGGCGCGAGTACGTCACCCACTCCTGGCTGCCGCCGAAGTTCGACTGGGTCGACCCCTGGAAGGATGCAAAGGCCGAGATCGAGCAGATCAACAGCGGCCTCAAGAGCCGCTCCCAGGCGATCGCCGAGCGTGGCTATGACGCGGAGACGATCGATGAGGAGATCGCCCGGGACAAGGAGCGCGAGCAGCGCCTCGGTCTCGTCTTTGGCAAAGCGGCCGAGAACTCCGCGGCCGCCACCAGCAGCGCGCTGCCCATCGAAGGCGGTCCCGAGAACGGCAGCGGTGGCACCGCTGTCGCCGGCCAGGAGACCACGCAGTGATCGAGCCGCATCGCATTGCCGGCCAATTCTTCAACCGGCCGCTCCTTCTCACGGAGACATCCGCTCGGACCATCTCGTCCTTCCTGCTTTCCCGCTTCGAGATGCGCCGCGGCGAAGGCGCCGAGAACGACAGCGGGAAGTCGACCCAGGCGTTCCGCGGCCAAATGAGGGAAGACGGCTCCGCCGAGTTCCACTCGCCGAGGGCGTCGCGGTTCGTGGGCGAGTACCGGGTCGGCGCCGATGGCCGACCCCTCCCCTACCGGATTACGAATGGCGGGACGGCGATCGTCACGATCATAGGTGAGCTCGTGAACCGCGGCGCCTGGATCGGCGCAAGCTCCGGCCTCGTGTCCTACGAGGGCATCAAGCATCAGGTCTCCACGGCCGCCAACGACCCCCAGGTCACCGGCATCCTGCTCGACATCGAGAGCCCCGGCGGCGAGGCGGTCGGATGCTTCGAGGTCGCCAAGGTCATCCGCCAAGCTCGCGATACGAAGCCGGTGGCTGCGATCGTCAACGGCCTGGCTGCTTCCGCAGCCTATGCGATCGCCTCCGCCGCCTCACGCATCTACACGATGCCGACCGGCCTCTCAGGTTCGATCGGGGTCGTCATGCTGCACATGGACCTGTCGCAGTTACTATCTGACGCCGGCGTGAAGCCGACTTTCATCTTTGCCGGCGCCCACAAGGTGGACGGCAATCCCTACGAGCCGCTGCCTGACAATGTCCGCGCCACCTTCCAGGCGGAGATCGATGCCTTCTACAGCCTCTTGGTCCAGACGGTCGCAACCGGTCGCGGCCGCCGCATGACCGAGCATCGCGCCCGCGAGACGGAAGCCCGCATCTTCATGGGCGAGGACGCGGTTCGGGTCGGGCTCGCTGATGAGATCGCAAGTTTCGACGAGGTGATCGCCACGCTGGCGGGGCCTCAAACCAGCTCGGCGCTCGTCGGTCGAGCCCAAGCATTAAGCTCTGGAGGCAAACCCCTCATGAACGACGAAACCACCACGATGACGGCGGCCGCACCGCCGTCGATTGAGGCGATATCCGAGGCGACGGAGAACGCGGCGGCGACCACGACTGCCGCTCCGACGCCCGCTGCTACCCAGACGGTCGCCGACGCCTTCGCGTCCGTCACCGCCGCGGAAGGCACACAGGTGGCCGTACAGGCGAGTCCCGCGGCGGCCGCGGCTCCTGCCGGCCCCGAGAAACCCGCAGCCCCTCCAGCGGCTCCTGAGGCGCCCGATGCGATTGCCACAGAGCGCCGCCGCGCTGCCGACCTCTACGCCCTCGGTACCCAGGCCGCCCGCCTCGGTGTCTCAATCGACGTGTCAAAGGCGATCGAGGACGGCACCTCCGTCGACGCTCTGCGGAAGGTGGTCATCGACACCGCCGCCGCGCGCGATGAGGCGACGGCTGTCGTCGCCACCACCACCGCCCCGCCGAAGACGGCGGCCGGTCCGAACACCGCCGGCGGGGGCTTGCAGCGGGCCGCTGCGGAACTGGCGGCAAAGCAGACAGCAGGCCGGTAACGGCTGGCTCATCGAAACGATCAACTCCTCGGAGGGACCCGATGCCCACGTACCAAAAACCCGTCACTCTGGGTGACGTTGTCAAGCGTGAGGTCGACCCGGCCCTCTCGCGGGAGAACGTTATTCTTGCAGCAGGCAAGGTCTATCCAATCGGCTCCGTGCTCGGTCGCCTGCGCGTCGATGGCGTTGTAACGGTCGGGGCCGCTGCGGCTGCCGCAGGCAACACCGGCAACGGCACGCTGACCCCGGACGCCACCCCGAACACGGCTGAGGTCAGGGAGGGGACCTACAGAGTCATCTTCACGTCGGCGACCAAGGCAAATGTTGAGAACCCGGATGGCGAGATCATTGGCGTCGCGACCGTCGGCACCCTCTTCAACAAGGAGCTTCGCTTCACCTTAGCGGCAGGCGGGACGGCCTTCGTCGCAGGCGACAGCTTCACGATTGCGGTGGCGATCGCCGCTAACGACGGGGCCTGCGATCAGTGGGACCCTACGGTCCGGTCGGGGCTAGAGGAGGTCTATGGCGTCCTCCTCTGGGAGGTCGACACCACCGGTGGCGCCCTCACCTCTGTCGCTCTGGCTCGTGGCCCCTCGATGGTGTCCCGGGATGCGCTTGCCTTCAAGGCTGGCACCACGACCGCCCAAAAGGCCGATGCCTTCAAAGCGCTCTCCGAGAAGGGCATCTCGGTCCGCGAGACCATCTGACCTCGCTGCCTTCGACGTGACTGCAAAGGGCGCCTGATCTGGGCGCGCCTTTCCTTTGAAGCCGCCCGCCACGCCGGTCTCCCGGCGCAACCCCGAAGCGCGCTGACCCGCGCCGATCCTCAGAGGTCCTGTCATGACTGTGATCGTCAACCCGTTCGATGGCGGCGGCTACTCACTCGCCGAGATGACGGAGAGCATCAACCTTCTCCCGAACATCTACACCCGGATCGGGCAGATGGGCCTGTTCCGGGAAGAGGCGATCACGCAACGTGTGGTCCTCGTCGAGTTCGCGAACGGCACCATCAAGCTGCTCCCCTCCGTGCCGCTAGGCGGCCCTCCAACTGTGGCCGGCCGCGACGGCGCCAACCTGGCGAGCTTCGCTATCCCCTGGATCCCGCACGATGACGTCATCACGCCACAGGACATCCAGGGTGTGCGTGGCTTCGGCACGCAGAACGCCGATCCGCTCCAGAAGATCATGCTCCAAAAGCTCACCCGGATTCGGGCCAAACATGCTCAGACACGCGAATACATGGAGGTCAATGCCCTACGGGGCATCCTTAAGGACGGGGCCGGCCGGACACTCGTGAGTTTCCATGCCGCCTTTGGCACCACGCCTGCCGAGGTCGACTTTGTGCTCGGCACCGCCGGAACGGATGTCGTCGCAAAGGTCCGAGCTGTGCTCCGTCTTATCGAGGACAATCTCCAGGGCGAAAGCATGTCGGGCGCCCGACTCCTTGTCGATGGCGGCTTCTTCGACAAGATGATTGGCCATGCCTCCGTCAAGGAGGCCTACAAGAACTTCAACGCGTTCAACGGCATGAATCCCAACAGGGATGACGTACGGCGGATGTTTCCGTTTGGCGGCGCCATAATCGAGGAATACTCAGCAACGGTCACGCTCTCGACCAACGCACCCGAGAAGGTGATTCCGGCCAACGAGGGGATCGCATTTCCGATGGGGACGATGGACACCTTTGTGACCTACTTCGCCCCGGCAAACCTTATCGAGACTGTAAACACGCTCGGCCTGCCGCTCTATGCGCGCCAGATCATGCGCCCCAACGGCTCGGCGGTGGACGTAATGACGGAAGCCTCGCCGCTCCCGGTCAACAAACGTCCCAACCTAGTCGTTCGCGTCTTCTCCTCGAACTGAGGCCGCTGCCTCCATGTCGGTCTTCACCGATGCCGAAGTGCTTCTCTCGTCCACGCTCGGTGACGTCTTCGCGGAGCGTGTTCTGGTGTTGCCGAAGGCAAAGGGTGGGATCGTCGTCGGGGCCGCCGACCCGACCCGTCCCCCGTTCGAGATCCGCGGCACGCTGGTCCTCGACAACGAATATGCGACCGCGTCAGGCGCCGGGACCCGCAACGGCACCACTCCAGCGATGATGGCGCCGCAGAACACCCTGACGCTCGAGGTGTCCGAGATCCGGGGACCGAACCGGATGCCCAAGGCGGGAGACTTCATCCGCGCGATC